ACTATGCCTTCAACAGTTCTAATAAAATCTTGTGAATTATTTCCAGACAACCAAGTAGAAACAGCTAACTCAAAATCATCTATGTCCCATTCATCTAAAACAGACTTGGCCCAATGCATATCACCATGAGCATGTTTTGATTTAAATTGTCTTTCTGCTTTTCTGTATAAAAACTTTCCGTTTTTATATGCGGCTACTGAACTGTCATGTACAGTAAGTCCGAAACCTACTAAATTCATATATATTACTATACTACTTTATTATTTTATCGCAATGTTTTACGCCGGTTTGATCTATTGTCATCATGCATTTTTCTAAACTGCAAGTATATTGTACTTGATTGCCGGAATTCCTTTCCGCCGTGCGTTTAGCTGTGAGACATGTACTTAAATTATCCTGGTGATACCAACCTTCAATATTTTTATTGCCCCCGTCATAGACGTACAAACTAAGTATGATAACTGTTTCAATGATTCCCATTCTTTCGTTCCTCTAAATCTATCAACCTCTCTTCATGAAACTGTATAACCATTTCATTTTTTAATATAAGAGGTATTTCTCCTTCCATTTGTTCTTTAAGTTTTTCCGTACTTTCTGCAAGGTACTCAACCAACATGTAGAGCTCTTGGACTTGTGGACTGACCATGTCGCCTTTGGGGACCCCGTCAATAAAAGTATTAGCAGCTTCCAAGTCTTTCTCCATGAGCTGTATTTTTGTTTCTATAGTATTAAGTCGCTCAATGACGCCAAACCCGAACCAAGCACCAACAAGACAAGCGCCAATAATACTAAGAAGGTTGCGCGCCGGCATGCTGATGGCGGTGTTTTCACTGACATCTAATCTTTTCATTTAACACTTCCATCTTCTACGCGCCTGTCTAATTCTAGAATTAGGATCGTTTCTTGTTTTTGCAGATGACCTTTTTAATTGACCTGCTGATCGTGCGCAGTAAGACTTACGTCTCTTTGCAGCTTTACTGCCTGGCTTAACTTTACCAGTGACAGCTGTTTTTAATTTACTACCAGGATTAGCACGACGATAGGCTTTTACACCTTTTGCTGTCATACCTGCACCTGATTTAGTCTTGCGATAGTTCGCACCTTTACCAGTAGTGGTCTTCGGTATTTGCCCCCTAGAAGTTGCCATTATTTTTTCTTTGGCTTCTTCGCAGTTTTAGCAGATGCTTTTAACGCTTTATCAGAAACAGTTCCTTTGCCTTTACGGCTAGTGCCTTTCTTTTTGCGTTGGTTCATGTAGTAGTACAAACCCTTTTTAGCTGTTCTACCATCCTTAGTTACGTGTGTATCTTTAGCCATTATGCTTTACCTCCACGTTTCATTCTTTTTTTCATCATGCCGCCACCCATTTTGCCAGCACGTTTTTTCTTTTTAATTTTTTTCTTAACAGCCCCACCTCTTTTCATGAAGCCCATTTTATTACGAACTTCTGTCGGCAATTTTGCTAAACCGGGATTTTTCTTTTTATCAACTGGTTTCATGTCGATATCTCCTATAAGATTTTCGTTTATTTACTGTGCCCTCGTAATAGTCCTTAGGCCAGTGCCGATAATATCCAGTTTTGCGTAAATTGTCACTAGCTTTTTCTAGTTCATCGTATTTTTGTATAAGCACCATCATAAACTCATTTTCTGGTTCCCATTCTCCTGTTTCTAAAAACTCTACAGGTTGATCTTCTTCTTCGTCCCAGGGATGTGATCCCATCAGGTATACGTCTTGTGGAACTAACACACGATTTAATATATCTATGACTGAATCTAATTCTTCTGGTTCATATTTAATATCAGCACAACCAACTATAACTATCTGTATATCAGGATCTTTTACTAGTTTTGCTCCCTCTATTATGGCATCTTGGAAAGCATTAAAGTTTTTACATTCTAATATTCTGTAAGTTTTCTTGAGTCTGGCTGTGCGCGCGTAAGGACATACCGGGACATTTCCTAAGTATTCATTCTTTGGTTCTAGGTACTTCTCAGACCACTCAAGTATATCTTCAGCTATCGATTTCATTTAGATGTTTTTTAAGCATGTCTAACAACCAGGGGTTGTCCCTGTATACACCCATCATAGCATTAGATATTGTATTTACAGTCAATTCTTCTGCGTCTTCCTCTTTAAGTGGGCCGTTTGCTTGGTTAAGTGAGAAAACATAAACTACTGCATGTAGTATTTCATGCCACGTAGTGTTGCAGCGCTCTTGTCCGCATAGTTTATCTTGTATATAAATAACACCTTCTCTAGCCCTGTACTCACCGTAGCTGTCGGTCATGTCGTCTAGTATAAAGCTGGGGTTTATGTATTTAATTTTTATAGTTCTATAACCAACTTTAACTTCAGTAGGTCTACCATTAGCTGGTACCTCGTGTACCTCCGTCAATGTTTGTTTCTTTTTAATCATGATGCCTCCTTAGTATAGTGGGATTTTGACCCTCCTCTGTAAAAAAATTTGTAAGAAATATGCGCGCGTGCGAAGTGTGAAAAAACTGGGAAAAATTGAATAATCTACCAACTTGGGCGGTAGCCGGTAGACTACGCGGTAGCCTGTTTGCTAAATAAAAACAATACTTTAACATCAAATCTACCAATCTACCGCCTGTTTCAGAAATTTTTGTTTTGTTTGTAACTCATAGGGGCAAATCTCCACTATACCTTGGTAAATGTGTGACATATTAGCAACACTAATGGTATTGCATACATCACTATAATTATTTTATCTACATGCATTTGATCCCAGTCTGATTCAAACAAGAATTTATACAATTTTTCTAATAAATAGTTTATCATACGTCGTCTAAATCCTTCAAATATCTAGATTCACAAAACAATTCCCAACTTTTTAAATCATCACCGTGTTTTAATATATGTGGGGTCAATAGCTCCATTTTGTTTCTATGTATAAAAGCATGACAAGCCCAGGTGTCTTCAAAAGATTGAGCGGTGTATTCTCTCATTATTGTTTCATTGGTCCCTGCCATTAACAAGTATATTGTTATTACAAAATACATAATTAATCCCTTTCACTGTAAAATAGGTCAACTCTTCTTAACCATTCATACTTGGCTTCGCGTAGTTCGTCACCTGAAATCGTAAATTCTTGATAATATAGGTCAGGAGTACATACCATATTGACACATTTATCAATATTTGTGCCGTAAACTGCATCATGAGCCATCGCATAGCCCGCCATTTGCAGCTCATAGTCTTTAATCCATTCTTTCTGTTTTGGTTTATTGCTCTGTTTGAAATCTATGATTGATAGATCACCATCTAATCTTGCAATAAGATCACAGCTACCTGCATATAGTCCTGGATAGTATAGTGTCGCTTCATTCCCGTACACCTCGTCGATCCTATTATCAATCCCGCGGTCCACGATCTTTTCTGCCATCTTCTTGGCTTCTATTCCAAGGTCCGTCAGGTCCATGTAGCCCTCACCAAGACAATATTTCTCTAGATAGAGATGCATTGCCGTGCCGCGCGCTGCGCTAGTCTTTGTTATTTCAGCCGCTTTAGCATGTCCGACACGATCTCGCCACCTTTGCAGGCTAGCTGCTTTATCTTTTTCTTGAGTCGCTGACAAAATGCTAGTGACCGATGGAAGAGGCTGTCCTTGAAGAACATCTGCAATAGTATAATGTCTGCTACCCTTATGAATGGAGCGAGTAGAATTCGGATAATCATATTTTTGTACATTTATTAAATCCATATTACTATCTCATTCGCCTAAAAACAATGCTCCAGTATCGACGCCATTTCGGGTTATCCCCGTAATGTATTAATCGAGTTTCTGGTTCGTCATTCTTTTGGCTTTTTCTATTCCTTTCTTTAGTAGCGCAATCTCTGCTTTCAACTGTCTGTTTTCGTGCTTTAACGCTGTTATCATTGGCCATAATACTTCTTTCCATTCGTGGACAGAGAAATCCCAATAATCAAAATACTCTTCCACTGTTCTTTCCAATTCCTTTATATATTTCTCATCTGTATCAACTATATTCAAACTACCGACGTATTTGTATTTGTGTCCTGTAGTTTGTGGTATAGTCATGTCTTTATCATATCAATAATTTTACTCACTGGCCAGTCTGTAGTGTAATCTCTTGGAGTATCGTGATGTTTAGCATGGTATCCCGCACCAACAATCAACATGTTCCAAAACCAGGCATGGCGTCTGACAGAATCCATATCAAAATGAAAACAATTAATGACAGTTTCTCCGATATGACACAACGCCACCGGAAATACAAACGCTATCATAAGCCAATCAAAACCAAATAAATAATAAATCCCGATCCACGTTCCATGAAACCATAACATATGGGTATAGTCAAAGAACCGATAGATAGGGTCATCAAAACTTTTTTTCGCCATCAAATTAACCTTCGTATCTGTTATCGTGATGTTCATAAACATTGGCAGCGCCGCGCGCAGCACTCCCATAATTTTATTGCCGGATAGATTAGGTGTATGTGGGTCCTGCTCCGTGTCAGTGTATCGGTGGTGTGTTAAGTGCACCAATGCCCACTCATTCGGACTTGATTGTGTCGCGATACCACCAAAATATGTTAGTATTATCTTCCAAAACCAGTTCGTTTTGTACGATTTATGCGTCACCAGGTGATGATAAGCCATGTTTATGCCCACCATACCTAAGAATTGTAACACCAGCCACGTCAAAATGAGCCTATAATCAAGATAATTCCATATAAACGTAAAAAATAACGCAACACTAACTATGTAACATAGTGAAATATAATATTGTGGGAACTTTTGATACCAAGTCATGTCTTAATCCAGTCTATAAAATATTTTATTGGGTAGTCATTGGAATAATCACGTGGTCGCTCGTGGTGTTCTTTGTGATTGCCTTCGCCACCAATAACTATATTTATCCATTTACGATTTTTATGTACAAAGTCAATGTCGTAGTGAAACCAGTTAACAAAAAACTGACTAATCAATGAGTAACCAATAGGGAAACAAAACGCCAGTAAGAACCAGTCAAAACCAAACAACAACCAAATCACGATCCCCGTTCCGTAGACCTGTATTGGTGCCCACTTATGCAAGAACATAATAAACTTATTAGCTAGCAGATGCCTAACACCCACCAACAACTTTAGGTCTGGTTCCGGTATGTTCATCCAATACGGTAGAAACGTTCTTAGCCAGCCTACAAACCAGCTGTCCTCGGTCCACGGTGTATGTGGATCCATGTCTGTTCCAAGATGCCGGTGATGGTGTAAGTGCGTCGCGACCCAGCCTACCGGACCTGCAACTGTACCATACACACCAAAGAAAGCTAAAAAGTTATACCAAAACTTTGACGTGCGAAATGCTTTATGAGTAAACAATCGATGGTAGCCAACATTTGTTCCTAGTGTTCCTACCAGAACAGCTAATATGTATGTAATGATTAATCGTGGATCTAAGTTCCAGATGTATTGCCATACCCAACCTAATGTAAAAAACGTAATGAGAAGATACGTGATTGTAAGATAATGCCGATCATATTTTGTAGGAATAATTTCTGTCATTTATAAATACGAACCAAAGTACAGACATTTAAAGAATCATTCTTAATTGTAATTTCAGAACTTGTTTGTTTCTTTACCGCATGTTTAGCAATATCTGTTCCTGCTATAGAACAAGTATCACCAAAAACAATATATGTATCGTCCCCTGGTTTAGTACTTACAATGCTTTCTCCTGGCATTATATCTATGTGTTCAAATGTCCAACCAGGATAGTGCTGCATTGGGCATAGAATAGTTGTGTTGTCTTCCATAACAGTTATTTCTCCTGTTGTGCAATAAGGCTCGTAAGCAAGGTGAGAAGATTTCCACGTGTCTGATCTATACTGATGGTCTACAGAACTTTCCATAAAACCACTTCCGTGGGTATATGATCCTTCTATAGGGTTTTTTAAACCTACGTATTGATTATCTAAAAGATCTCTATAAGTTTGTTTATGTTCGTCTTGAAACACAGATGTTTCATCCCATTCAAACCTAACTTTAATTTTACCATTTAATAAAAAATAATTATTGTTCGATCTTATTAAAAAATTATAATCTGGGTGAGGTGTTAGTAAAAAATTACCTTCAGAGTCCTTAGTGTATTCATTAACGCCTTCACGTTTTATTCTTTGTTTAGCCTTAGTGTTTTGACTAATTGATATTTGAATCTGGTTATCAATATTTCTAACGTCAAAAGGTACATTAAATATCATATTTCCTCCGAGGTTATTGGGCTTATCGCCGTCGGATGATTTGGTTTTAACCACTCCTCTATTTCATCAGGTTCACTAATTTTACCTTTTTCTACAATCATCCATTCTTTTGTGATATATAAATCTGGGTCATAACCAAGTTCAATCATCCATTTTTTTGCTATTCTATTTTCTTCCCTTAACACAAACTCGTCATACTGTTCGTGGCCTTCTCTAATACACATATCGTGTACAGATAAACTCGATTCTGTATTATGTGTCCAAACTAGTTTTATTTCTTTAGCAGTTTTATTTTCATTAGTTTCTTCGTCGAAATAAACTACTTCGTCGGGCATGTATGAAGATGTTCTGGTGAAATCTGATAAATCCATTTAGTTTTGCCCACACCCAGCACAGTCCCAATCACCTGCACTTTTGTCTTTTTGTCCAAGATATTTTGCAGACAAGAACTCCCAATCACGTGAATGAAAGTTTTGTATAAATAAACCTTTTGCAACATCGGCGCTGGTTGCAATGTAACGCATTGTCATTTCTTCAGGAGGAGTTGTTTCTGACTCTTTGTTTAAAAAAGTTATTTCAAATATGTTTTCAAGATCAGACATTTAAAAAGCCTTTACAACAACAGTTTGGTTTAAAGCATCGAAGTCGCCTGTTTGTTTATCTGCTGGTGTCGCACCTTGTGCAGTAGAACACAGAAACCCATTATCAGTATTTGAATAATAGTTCAAGTTTCCGTATTGTCCACAGAAACATAAATCTGGTGGAGGCGTACATATCCCATTACTGCTTCCTGTTCGGAATTGAAAATCTACATTACCACTTGTGTCATAAAAATAAAAATTACGAGATGTCCAATTACTGTCTCCAGCATAACCTGATGCTGGGCCAGAGGAGTGTTTAAGGTGAAAATTATTACGACTGGCACCATCGTTATAACAAGCTGTCAGAGTATAGGTACTACTACCAACTTTGTAAGAGTCACTTATAGCTGCAGGTAGATTAGGGCCTCCTACTCCATAACTAGTGTAGGCTGCTTTGCCACCATAAGCGTGGCTGCCTCCTGTAAAAGAAGCATAATCACTTTTATTTTTAGCCCCATAAAAATCAGGAACTTCAATTTGCGCTGTAGTACTAGTGGGTATGTTTGCATTTGCTGGAACAGCAAAAACATAAGTTCCTCCTCTGTTATATGTACTCATCGTTACATTAGAAGAAGGACCAGAAAATTCTGCCCTAATACTATTAAAATCTAATTGTCCACTTGATGGTAATGTCATTTTAATTCTAGCTCCTCAGCTTGTGGAATTTTCCATTTTGTAGGATTTATGTCACCAATGCTGTAATTACCCCAATGTTCATGGTCTTTGTATATATCAGGCACATATCCCCACGACGAAAACATAAGAGAAATACGACGTTTAGCGCTTTTATTCCTTACTTTAGTTATAGCATGATATATAGGTTTGTCAAAAAGTACCATATGGTTCTCTCTAGGCTCAACAACCAACATTTGTGACCCCTCTCTAACTCTATATCTTTCATCTAGTATAGGCCTACCTATAATATATTCTTCGGTCGGCAGTAATAGTAGCTCTCCGCCTTCCATTTTTTCATCTATGTTTACGTATAGTATGTGAGTATTTAAAGGAAACTGAACGACCATTTCAGGGTCTTCTTTACCATATTTTGCTGTGTCTATTTTAGCCTGCAACTCGTTAGCATCTACGTGAAATAAGGTTGAGTCAATTTGGTCCCTTACCCAATACTCTACGTGGTGATCTCTTCCTATTAAATGTCTAATTATTTCTTCTATAAAATTAGAAGACTCTTGTTGTCTTCTGCAAAAATTGTATGTTGGTATTTCTTCACAATGGTTTGTACAAAAATCTTTTAAATCTCTAAAACGAGCAGCATCTAAAACATTTTTAGAATAATATATATTTTCCTTTATCATACCAATCTTGCTTGCTTGAAATAAACTATCCCTTCATCAAAATCAAAGCTGTGTGGGTTTCTTAGAAGTTCGTCCGGAGTAACCGCACCCATTCTTGCCCAGTTAGTATGGCCATACAGTTTTTTACAAAGGCGATCCACGGTGCACGTTGGTAGATCAACTGAAGACATTGCCTCTTCAGGTGTTTCTGGTACCCACTCTATTTCAAATTCTTCTGTAAGCACTTTTCGTTTTCTCTTTCCATTTGTTTTATTTTATCGTCACGTTGTTGTTTAAGATTGAACACTCGTTCAGTGTGTTCTTTAATATATTCAACATCAGCGTCTGTAAAAAATTTGTTCATTCTTTCATAGCATACGGATCAGTCGATAGCTCTCGTTGTTTCTTCTCCGGTTGCTTGCCCATAATAATATCTTCCATATTTTTATATAAATAATTAGCCATTTGACCAATGACATTATCTTGTGACAATGTATCAACCAAATCTTTTAGTGACTCGTTATTTTGTAGACATCTAGATATTAGTTTACCACTTGCGCGTAGCTCTCTGTCTAGATAAGAATCTGTTGGCTTTAGTTTTACCCAAAATGCCATTGGAATAATACCTGTGTCAGTGACATCATAGTTTACAATACCAACAACTCGTCTACCATCAATTGGTAGAGTGAAAGTTGCACTAGGCATCCTATTAGGAATTTGTCTTCTCACCTTGTTATCCTTATTAATTAATGTCATCTCCGTGTTCCTCGATAAATTGGTATAAACCTATATTAGTCTCCTTCACCTGCTTTATCTCGTGCCACATTGTGTCTATAGTACTTTCTAATTTAACAATATATCTAGAATTTACAATAATAACTATTAGACAAACAAAAATTGTTAGGCCTGCCAACAAAAAATTAGTGTACGCTTTTAGTTCCGTAAGTAGTTTCTTCTTCATTATTTATTAACTCCTCCAATTTTTGCTCCCACATTCTTTTCCATTCGGGATCTTTTGCTCTTTCAGCAGCTTTTCGTAGGGAAGATACCCTAACTAAAAATATTATAAACTCATCATCGTTATCCATCCGTATTCATCCTCCGGGTCTAGTGGTCCCATTATTTACCTACCTCTGGTAAAGTTTCTCCTGACCATTTTGTTTTAGATTCAATACCGCCTTCAACATTAGTTCTTGTTTGATTTACTGGTAGCATTACATATCCGTTGTGGGTTGTTATTTTCATCCCCATATGCATAAATTCTTCTTCACACATAGTACAATCAACTTCTTTGTCTTGTACTCTAATAAAACTGTTTCCGTCACAGCGGGGACAAATAGCTTTAACGAGATCTACCATTTTTCTTTTTTATTTTTTGTTTAAGTAAAAAATCAATTAATGTTTGAATACTAACAGGAACCTCAAAATGAGATTTTGCTAATGATTCCAAACGTTTATGTGTATCCACAGATACCGAAACCGATTTAAAATTAGGGTTTGCTGGCATGCTTCTTTCTCCTTGTTCTGTTATTGTATGGGACAATATATATCAAATATAAGATTTGACAATATTTTATTTTAATTTATTTTATAGATATCTTCATCACCTTCATGTGTCGGGTGTTATTTCTTTTCCTTTTTAGCATCCGACACTATCTCTCCCCAGTTTGGTCCTTTTTCATAGTCTACTTTATTTGGTACACATAAGTCTGCGGAAGCTTCCATAACCTCTATTATTTTTTTAGCATGTTCAGGTGATTCAACGGATATATCTAGTTCATCATGCACCTGTATGTGAGGCACAACTCCTTCTTTATACAAATTTAACATTGCTCTTTTAGTCATGTCAGCTGCTGATCCTTGTATCAATTTATTTAAAGCCTTATAAGTAAAAGCTCTTTTTAGAAACTGACCATATTCTTTTTTTGCATCTTCCAGAGGTAGTGGTGTGGATACCCCAAATTCATCGGGTTGCCATAAATTAAAATGACAAGATCTTCCCTCTAGAGTACGTATCTTTCCTACTTCTTCTGCTTGTCGCATCACTCGTTCAGATATCATTTTAACAAATGGTGCATTTCTATGATATTCTTTTAATAAGCTCTCTGCGTCTTCTTTCATTAATCCTAATTCTGACATTAATTTGTTTTTACCCATACCATACATGATACCAAGGTTAATTGTTTTTGCTTGCTTACGATCAATGCCGGCCATGTCCGCAATCATCTGATGGAAATCAGCCTCACCTTTGTTGTATGCTTCAACAATTGTACTAGCGCCTTCCATATTCATCTTATGTGCATAGTGTACTAATATCCTAGGTTCTTGTTGTGAATAATCAAAACAACCCCAGGTATGTTTTTCTTCAGGTATAAATAAACTACGTAGCATTGGTCCTAATATTTTATGTCGTGCGGGTATCTGTTGTAAGTTAGGATTAGAATAACTAAACCTACCTGTAACTGTACCACCTTGATCTGATCGTATTTGATTTATATCTGCATGAATTCTACCGTTGTGTTCACGTTTTAAAATTGTTTCAATAAATGTAGAGTTCATTTTATCTAGTTCCCTACATGTAACCACTAGTTTAGGAAAATCGTGTGGGTGTGTTGCTAAAAAGTTTTTTGTAAAACTTGGTGCTCCTTTTTCTGTTCTATCAAAAGGTATATCTAATTTTTCAAAAGCTTTTGCAATAGATGCAGCTGACCATATTTCTACTTCTACCTCTGCCAGTTTTTTCATCTTCGCCCTAGTTTCTTTTTCTTCTTTCAATAAGAATTTTTTAACCTCTTCTGTTTTTTCTAAGTCTACCCTTACCCCTTTAAATTTCATGTCAACCAAACATGGAAATAAATCTGTTTCTAAATTAAAAACATTCCATAATTGTTCTTCATCCAGTTTTACTTTTAGCACATGCCATAGTTTTAAAGTTGCCTCCGCATCTCTTTCTGCATACTCTCCAACAAATGGAGCAGGTAGTCGCCACATTTCTGCCTTAGGATCAACACCCCACTCTTTAGCTGCTTCTCTTAATACAGCTTCATTCTTTCTTATGCCTGCGTAATCTTTTGCAACTGCATCAAGTGAATAACGAAATCTATTCTCATCCACTAAAGACGCTGCAATCATAGTATCTATAATACGACCATTAATTTTTAAACCCATCGCACGTATCCAAGACACATCATACATTGCATTATGAAATATTTTATCTGCAGGTAAATCTAAAACTGTTTGAAACCATTTTAACACAGTCTTTTTTCCTAAACAGCCTTTGCCGCCTTCATGCGCAAAAGGTAAATAAGCTTTCCAGCCATCTACTGCAACCGCAATACCAACAACTTCTCCGTCCCCAAAAATAGCACCCGAACCCAATTTTATTAAATTAGGATCACGTGTCTCCAAGTCGATAGCTATTTCTTTAGCAGATGATAAATCTAAACCCAATAGATTAGGTACAACCCAATCAGTTTCTGGACTAAAGTTCATTGGTGTTTGTAAAGGTTTTAAAGGTACATAAGGTCTTTTAGCCATTATATTGTTCCTTAAGTTTGTTTAAGAACCATATTGCTTTGTCTAAGTCCTCTATAGGTTTGCCTTTGTGTTCGTGTCGCCATATATATTTGACCGCACTGCCTTGTAGATAATATTTAAAACCGTCTCCTTGCATTGATTTAATTGCATCAATACATTGTACTCCACCTTTATTATAGTGTTCTGGATAGTTTACCGGATCATACTTCTTAGACATACGTACATTCTCCTGTGTCTACATTTACATTTAAAATATTTACACCAAGATTTTTTTGTATTGGTGTTAATGATCTATTTATTTTATAGCCGTCGCGCTTCCTTCTACATTCTGATTTCACGTCGATGAGTATAACCTCATATTCTTTTATTGCAACTAAATCAACAGCTCCTTGTTGAGACATGTTTCTACACACCAAATATCCTTGATCCCACAACCACATTGCAGCTATGTATTCTGCTTTATCGCCTTTTACATGTTCATGAAATCTCATATTTCATATCCTCTTTCATAATTTTTTGGTTCTAAAATATGTAGATTTTCTCTTGTTCTAGTAATGCCATTATAAAAAAGTCTATGTAGTTCGTCGGGGTTTGTGTCGTGTTGTTCTTTTGCTACTTTTGATATGTCTGTAAACAATAAAACATTATCACACTCACCTCCCTTTGCACCATGTATGGTTGACATACTTATTCGTGGCGCCTTGGTAATCTTTTCATTGTTTGCTAACATGTTTCTTATATAAATTTCTGTGAACGGATCTAATTTTTTAAAAGCATCATACCAAACTTTATCCGTCAACAATCCGTGATCCGCGGTGCACGTTTCATGATTATAGTATGAATCTTCTTTCAAAGTTGTTCCAGTCTTATACCCCCTAGCGACATTCTCTCCTAGGTAGCTATAGATATCTTTTATATCCTTAGAGTTTAAAGTAGTTCCACCTAGTCTAAACTTTTCCCAGTCTTGAATTGCTTTCAATAGTTTTAAAGGTAAAGAGTTATTGCCTTTTTTAGAATAGTACCAACCCCTTTCTTTACAAAGCTCTTCCGCATCTTCTAAAAGATAATTAGTACTAGCCAACACTAACCAGTTCCCTTTTGACATATCTATTTGTTCAATACTAGAATAACGTTCACTGCTTCCGGTTATCTTAGTCATTACACCTTTTTTATATTCTCTTTCAGAACAAGGTTGATATTCTTTTTCGTACCTGTTTTCTACTCTACCTATAACGCTTAGCGCAACCTCATGAATTACAGGAGGTACTCTATAAGACTTTTTTAGAATACGGATATTGTCGACTTCTCTGTCCAGCCTGAGGAAATGATCCACATCGGCTCCTGCCCATCTGAATATAGCCTGATCATCATCGCCTGCGATGTGAGTATTAGTAGATCTTCCCCAGAGGTTTCGCACCAACTTCCATTGGAGAGGAGATAAATCTTGGGCCTCATCGATGAACAAGACAGTAAATCTTGGAGCCATATCCGACTCAACAAACCTCTGTAACATATCTCCATAATCTAATAGCCCTGTTTCTTGCTTATATCTTTTTAGTTCTCTATCTATAAGATAAAGCTTATCCCTTTCTATGTCTATATAATGTGTATTTCTGTCGTATAGATCTAGCAAAGGTATGTCCATGGCTCTCGCTTTATCTATCAATCTTAAGTATTCATTGTCGGTAGTAAATGTTCCATCTTCTTCGCTATTGTAAGCAATTTTTATGTCTAAAGGTATGCCGCAATCTTTTCCAAACTCTTTATAATTAGCTTTTTGCATTACTTGTGTTTTCTTTAATCGTAGCTGATTAAATGCTAGTGAATGTAAAGTCCTAAAATAAGGAAAATCTTCTTCAACATACATTGGAAATTTTTCAATAGCTCTGCTTTTAGCTTCAATAGCCGCCTTTTTTGTAAAAGAAAAATAACCTATTTCCTTAGGATCAACAGCCTCATCTAAATGTTTTTTAACTATGTTTAAAAGCTCAGTTGTTTTACCTGTACCTGGAGGACCTAGTATTAATTCTTTCATTAGAAAGGTACCTCTTCTTCGTATGGCTTTTGAGAAACATCCGGTTCATATCTCTTCATAGCTTTTATTTTTACAAGACGAGGAGTTTGGTTTTTAATCTTTAATCTGACCTCTTCTACAAATATATCTTTTAATTGTTTTAATAAATTACCTGTTTTAGTTTTATCCATCTCCCAGTTATTACGTTTCGCAAATGCAAAGAAATCATCCATCTTAAATAATGTTATCTTCTTATCATCATCGGTCCACGCTGCTTTATTCAATATGTCTTCCTTAGTTCTTGCTTGTGCTCTATGCACTGTAAAGTCATACAATAAATTTTCTAACTGTTCGTTGCTGTTTAATGATTCTAAAGGCTCTATCTCTTCTAGATTTAACATAAGTTGTTTTAGATAAATCTCTCTCCAGTCTTTTGCTTTTGGTATAGGAGATATAATGTTAGCTTGATCTAATACAGCCAACGCAAATAAATTAGCATTGTGTAGCTGCATCGAGTTTAGTTCTATTCTTTTACCACCAACATTTAAAAACCATTGCGGTGGGTTAGATGCTATCTTACTTAATGTATCCATCTCCGGCATCTGCTCTTCCTCAAATCCAACACCAAATCTTTTAGTTCTACATTTAGCAGCATTACATACTCCACAAATAGGTTGATCTTTACACCTATATTTATCATAACCTCTTTTGTTTACTGATGCTAATAGTGCCTGTACTTCCTTATAGTTTAATGGTGGATTCATCCACTTAGTATTATCCTCCATAACTTTATCTTCCCAATTATCCGGGTTAGCCTGTTTATGATATACAGCTACATTAAATAATGCATTATTACGTGAGCCTTCACCAAAACCTTCGTCTGCTAATTTATTTAAACATGGTGGCCCATCTTTAAATGCTTCTTCTTTTACAACCTTGCCTTTTACTACAATAGATTCTATTTGAGCTTTAGTCTGTACTGAGTTGTCATATATTTTATAAAACTCTTCTAGACTAGCTTCTTCTCCATTTTCTAAAAACGTATACCTAAAACCTAATGTGTCTCCATGATATGGTAAGTTTAAAAAGTTTCCTGTATCTCCACGCTCCACGAGTATCTCTGTCTGTTTAGGAAATATCTCACTACCGCCAAAGCCTAGCGCCTCTGACATCATTTTTAATTTTGATTGCATCAGTGATGCTGGAATAAACTCTTTCGCAAATAAAAATAAATGTGCGCCGCCAGACTTTGATCTAAATGTTACTAATGGAAACTTTGCTTTCTTTACATCGTCAATTATTTTTTGATGACTTAAATTATATTCATCAACATCAATACATCCCCATCTACACATGTTGTCTTCATTAATAGGTATTACCCCTAGTGCAGGCTCTTTACCTTCAATGTGTTCTTTCCATAACTGATCAGGAATTGATTCTCTTTTAATAAATGCTTTACCAACGGCTTTACCTTTGTCTGTAGTTTCGCCTGATAATATTAATTGTCCATAAGCACTATTATTGCCTTCAAATATATCCTTAAATTTTTGCATACTCTCTTTGATACTCTCTAATTTTATCTTTATTTTTCTCTCTATACTCACGATAGTATTCGCGAGCCTTTCTTCGTTTATATTCTTTTCCCTCCGGACTGTCTAGAATTAAATTAATTCGCTCTTTCAGCCGTTTATTTTCATTACGTAAAGCGTCCATCGTTTTTTTACGATAGTAACGCATTTGATATAACGATTCTCTGCTTCTTTTCATACTAGAAATATGTTCCGGGCAGGGGGAGTTGCCCGGAACATCATGGTTAATTAAAACGGTACTTCGTCGTCTGACTTAGTACTGTCATTACCATGTTTTGCTTTGACGTCTCCCTTAGACACACTCTCAGCAAAACTTTTTGCGGACTCATACAAAGATTTTTCTTGTACTGGTCCAACCTTTTCAACACTCCAACCAAACCAAGTTCCCTTGTCGTTTGATTGTTCTACTGTTTTAAGGTTATACACGTGACTGTAAGCCGCCGGTGTGAACAGACCATTCTTTCCTTTGATCTTTAACGTGTTCATCATAGTGTTCCAGTTCTTCGCAACTTTTAACTGCGTAGATTTCATGGTTACTAGTGCGGTTTGCATATCTTCAGTCAATACAAAATACGATGCAGTGTTTTCAAGATAGTTACCATTAGATAATCTATCTTTGTAATTTGCATCACGTTTAGCTTGATTGATGATATCACTTGTTGACGGATGTATAGCTACAGGAGCACTTGTTCCTGTTCCTCTATCCGACCATTCAACATACTCACGTTTATAATAACATGGAATTATGTTGATTCCCTTCTCACCATCATACACTTGCTTAGTCACGGTATTAAATATCATACCTGCTTCAGCGCCTTCTATGTACTTAGCGTCCCGTTTATTTATCTCGGGTGATAGTTGTCCTAATACTCTTAGGAAAGGTAAAGCAAAATCTTCTGCTCCCATTTCTCCTATAGCTGTATTAGCGTCTTCTTCAAACATGCTTGTTAAAGCAATGTCTGTCTTCTTTTTTTCTGCTACTTGGTTCATGATTATATTCTCCTTGTTAATGTTTCATGATTCACGATTTCCGGCCTATTTTAGTTTGATCCTTCACAAACGTGTGAAAGAATTCGGAAGGCATGTCGAGGCCGGCCTCGACACGCTCCCTGTAGAGAGCCTTCAATGTCATGGGCTCAACTTTTTGTTTTTGTTGAGGCTCATAACCTTCTTGCTCTGCAAGGCTAAGCAATTGCTCTGCCTTGTTATCTTCGCCTTTACCGAATGTAACAGCAACCTCATTTTTAATAAGATCACCGAGTCCATTCTCTCGAAGCCAGTTGTATGCTAATTCCATAGAGTCTTTTTTTACAGTGCAACTGTAAGTTTTTTTAACTTCTACTCCACTACCATCAGCAAGTTTCAAAGATGACAGCCCTTGCTCTGCAAGTAATTCTGGTATCACCTCTGATGAAATTTTATCTGCTTTTTGTTTGATATCTTTAACTTGTTCTTCTAGTCTTATAATCTCTTCTTCATGCGCCTGCAGTTCTTGACAATGCATAGCCAAAGTTTTTATATCTGATTTTTCTATTAAGTTTTGTTGATCTTGTTCTAGATCATCTAATGTAAGTGTACTCACTCTATTTCTCCTTTATTATATATGTCTATCATTAAGGGATAATATCTTCTCTCTTGTCTATCCCATTTCAAGAGATTAAACTGTCCTTGCGTAATGTCACTAACAATAGCAGTGGATAATCCAATAATTGAAGGATCACCCGTACATAAAATATAATCATCGGGTTTAAAATCCTGTAAATTTTTTCTCATCTTTCTAATAAAAGGTGCCGTGCTGTACAACATATTATCTGTTGATGGTAAACAAATTACCAAATATCCAAAATCTGACGCACTTAAAATATTTATTTGTGGCGCCGGGTGCTGTAATACATATACAAAAGTTTCCTTAGGATTCTCTTTGTAGAATGCCAAAAACTCTGCGAGTGAACGTGGTTTATATAGTTCAAAAATTCTGTGTTTCATTTTTATTATACTTTCTTGTTGACAATAAGATAATCATATATACATTAATGTCAAGAAAGAATAATAAATTATTTTATGATAGATACATATAGGTATAAAACCAAGCCTTATGCCCATCAATTAAAGGCTTTAAAAAAGTCGTGGGCGCAGAAAAACTACGCTTTATTCATGGAAATGGGTACCGGCAAATCTAAAGTACTTGTGGATAACATTGCTATGTTATACGACAATGGCGCGATCCGCGGTGCACTAATAGTGGCACCTAAAGGTGTTTACAAGAATTGGGACCAAATAGAATTTCCTGTACATCTACCAGACCATGTCGAACACACAAAAGTATTGTGGGAAGCAAACATAACTAAGAAAAAACAGACTGAGTTAGATACATTATTTGATGGTAAAGAAGAACTTAAGATACTGATAATGAACGTAGAAGCTTTTTCTACGTCGAAAGGTCTGGACTTTGCGCATAGTTTCCTTAACATCTTTCTTGGAAGAGCTTTAATAGGAATTGACGAATCTACGACGATCAAGAGTCCGACAGCAAAGCGAACAAAAAATATTTTAACCATTGGGGAACTCGCGAAGTACCGTAGAATATTGACAGGCTCTCCCGTAACCAAGTCTCCGCTTGACTTATATAGTCAATGTGAATTCCTGGACCCTTGGCTATTAGGCCACAACTCTTATTACAGTTTTCGTGCACGTTATGCAAATATGGTCAAGAGAAATTTTGGCGGTCGTTCAGTGCAATTAGTTACTAGTTATAGAAGACTAGATGAACTTGGAGATAAGCTAGATGATTTTTCTTATCGTGTGTTGAAAGAAGACTGCTTAGATCTACCAGAAAAAGTATTTACTAAACGTATTGTAGAATTATCTAAAGAGCAAAAAGAAATATACGCGCAACTAAAAGAAACGGCGTTGGCATTTACAGAAGATGGCAAAGTTATGTCAACAGTAAATGTTATGACACAGTTGATGCGGTTGCATCAAGTCACTTGTGGTACGTTTAAAGCTGACGATGGTACAGTAAAACATCTTCCTAACAATCGAATACAGGCTTTAATGGATTGTCTAGAAGAAACTGACGGCAAGGTCATAATATGGGCAACTTACCGTGAGGACATCAAAAAAATAGTCGAATCTTTAAAAAAAGCTTACGGAGAAGCCTCTACAGTCGAATATCACGGTGGGGTGGATGCTACCCTTCGCCAGGAGCACATTGCTCAGTTTCAGCAAGAAAAGGGCCCTACACGCTATTTCGTAGGAAATGCACAAACTGGAGGGTACGGAATTACCCTTACGGCCGCAAATACAGTAATTTACTTTTCTAACTCATATGACCTAGAAAAAAGACTACAATCAGAAGATAGAGCGCACCGCATCGGCCAGACTGGCAGTGTATTGTACATAGATTTAATTGCAGAAGGTACTATAGATGAACGTATTGTAAAAGCATTAAGGACAAAGGTAAATATAGCAAATGAAATTATGGGAGAAGATCTTAAGAACTGGATCTAAAAAAGAATTGGAACGTACGACGTTCTTCCTTCTACTTTTTCTGCCTTCAATGTTTGTTTTCTTGATCTTGACATGGATGCTGAGCAATGAACCCACCCTGAATTGGGATCAACACCATCATAGAACTCTAGTATCAATTGATCAAAGTCACAGTTTTTACTAATCCACGATGCAAGTTCCTTGTTGTCAACTCCATTAATCTCAAAGTCTGCTGCCTCACCCTTGGCATGCTGTGACTTAGCCGAAGACCCGATAGCCTCGCACAGCTCTGGGCTTCTGTAGCCTGAGGATATCATGACTGGTTTACCAAAATGCTCGCGCACTGGTTGTAAGACAGTCTTCGCTAGGTGAATAAGATTTTCAATCTCCGCGGTCCCCGGTTCATTATTAATATTCTTACGTACCGCTGTTTGAGATTTAGTTAGCTCTGCTAATGTAAAGTTGTTTGATAAGTTCATTATGCTTTATCCTTTGCTGCTTCTGTTGACATGATACCGGCTAGTTGATCTTCATCATAAAAGTCAGATGCTGGTCCAAGATTAATTTTTATTGGAGATCCTTCTCCAGTTCCTGATCCAAACTGTCCACTTATTGCTCTCATAATGCCATAAGGACTTGGATTATTAACAACGTCTTTACCAAGCATAAGCATCTTTTCACCAAGATTACTCCCTTGAGGATTATCAAAATTGTACTGATCATTAAAATATAAATTTCCATCTTCTCCAACTGTCATTGGTGACCCACTCATACCAAAAGTTGTTTTTGCAATTTTGTCTGGGTCAGTAATTGACTTAAATATAGAGTCGCTATATGTGCTACCTAAAATATCGTCGTAGTCTGCATAAATAACTCCTTCCCTATCAGCATCAATAGCGTTCTGTGCAGCTATTTTTAAAGCGTCTATAGTGGTGTCACCAAAATCTTCTTCTGTTAACGTTTTAGGGTCAAAGCCCAGTGGTCCTAAAACATTTTTTTGAATTAAATCTTTAATTTGATACTCTATATTATCAGAAACTAGATCACTTTTCTTTTCTACTTTAGGTTTTTTAACAGGAATAATATCTTTTTTCTTTTTTTCTGTTTTCTTTTCTACTTTAGGTTTTTTAACAGGAATAATATCTGTTTTCTTTTCTACATTATTCTTGGCTGTCTTTGCTTTATCATCGGCTCTATTAGTAGAATACTTTTTACCTTTGTAGGTAAATACCCCACCTGGTCCTTGTTCTTTTCTTGCTTTTGCAAAGGCTTCAGAAAATGTCATTAGTATCCTCGGCCCGGTGTAAACATTCCTTG